GCAGCTTACGCATCTACCCAACATGTTACAGATTGCCGAATAATGCTTTCTACTCCACAAGGAGCAGGAGGTATCTTTTACGAAGTGGCTAACGCTAATTCACCCGATATTGAGGTAATTACCCTTCCTTGGTTCTTACATCCTCATAAGTCAGAGGGTTTGTATAAATCACACAGGAATAAAGGTCTGTACGAGATAGAGGTTTTAGATAAAGAGCAGGATTACGAACACATACTAGACGGAAAGGTACGTTCACCGTGGTACGACCGAGAATGCCGAAGAAGCCCCGTACAACGACTTATCGCTCAGGAATTGGACATCGACTACTCAGGATCGGGAAGTCAATTCTACGACCTGGAATCTTTGAAGAACGGCGAAGATACGTGTATGGAACCATTTCACATAGGAGATATAGACTTTGCACCGGACATCATGGAGCCGGAGTGGGTGTCCTTGGCAAACGGAAGGCTAAAGCTCTGGACCAACTTATTAAACGGTCTTCCTCCTCAAGACAGACGTTATGTAATCGGGTGCGACGTAGCTTCCGGTAAAGGCGGGCCGGGTTCAACAAACCACGCCGCAGCGGTCATTGATATCACCACAGGTTTTAAAGTAGCGGAATTTGCGTGTAACGACATATCCGTATTAGATTACGCAAGATACGTTCGAGCATTGGGTAAATTCTTTAAAGGGATGTACGAAGAAGCGTATTTAATCTGGGAAGATAACGGTCCTGGTGGTGCGTTTGGGTCGCATGTTATTGAGTTTGGATACACGCATTACTTTATGAGAACTAACGAATCCTCGATAAAAAAGAAGAAAACCTTTACCCCAGGGTGGTGGTCTACCCCTCAAACTAAGCTGATGCTTCTGTCAAATCACTCTAAAGCACTTGCTAGCGGAGAGTTCACTGAGAGAAGTCGCCTTTGTATTAATGAGTGTAAGGATTACGTTTATAGTAATCAGAAAGTCGTACACCAGAAATCAATTAACTCCGAAGACCCTGCTCACGGTGGGGACAACCACGGGGATAGAGTCATAGCTACAGCAGTTGCGTGGCGAGCAGTCACAGATAGACCAGCTATAAAACTAAAGAAAACACCAATAAGTGACCTTGCTCCACCGCCGTATAGCTTTGCGGCTAGGAGAAAGAAACACCAAAAGACAATTGAGCAGGAGCCGTCGTGGTAACAATACCTAAACTCCGAGCAGTTATTTCTCAGAACTACAGAAAACTGCAACCCTACCGAAAAAACTCTTATGAAGCTGTAAGGCAATATGTAGGTAGACATTATACGGATGACGGTACTTCTGACCGTGTACCGATGAACTACATCCAGCTTGCTGTTCAAATCTACGGGAGAATGCTTACTTCCCGAATGCCGCAAGTTACAGTTAATACGAAAAACCAAGACCTAAAGCACGTAGCCGCAAGGGCACAAAGACTAGCTAACGCAATGCTTAAAGAAATTGACTTTGGCTCTAAAGTCAGAGAATGGGTCAACGCAGGAATGTTTGGTATGGGCATCCTTAAAGTAGGGTGGGCACAATCGGACATTATGCACTACACCACGGACTTAGGCGAAGAAATGCAGATTCCTGTAGGCAGGACATTTGTAGAGCCTGTTCTTTTAGATGACTGGGTTCAAGACCTTCAATCTAAAGGTAAGCCGTGGGAGCATTGTTCTTTCATGGGTCATAAATACCGAATGGCTCTTGACCAAGCACAAGCGTTTCCTGACTGGAACGAAGACGCAAGAAAGTCTTTGACAGAACTTGTTGAATCTAAAACAACTGAAGGTGGTGATCCAAAGATTGGGACTATCTCTGGAAGCTACAACCAAAACTCAGAGAGCATCCGCCAAGAAGTAGAAATCTGGGAAATCTACCTTCCTGATACGAATGAGGTTGTGACGTTTGCCGCAGATGGAGATTCTTCTGATGACAAAGCTCATTCAAACGAACCGTTGAATATCACTAAATGGGAAGGACCAAAGCAAGGACCGTGTTTTGCAGGCCCATATCATTTCTTAGGATTTGATTGGCCTATTGGTCAAAGTATGCCTGTGCCTCCGGTTGCACATTGGAGGGACGTACATGAACTAGCCAACCAGATTCTTAATAAGAACGCACGCAAAGCACTTAGACAAAAGACGGTGTTTGGTTTTCAGTCTGGTCACGACGAAGATGCTCGACGCCAACGAGAAGCCGGTGACGGGGATATGGTTCAAATGAACGACCCCAACTCTGTTAAGGTGTTTGAGAACCCAGGAATTGACCAGCAGCTAATGTCCTACGGGATGTCCTTAGATAACATTATGGACAAGATTGGTGGAAACCTTTCAGCTTTGGGTGGCTTAGGTCCACAGTCAGAAACCGTGGGTCAAGACCGAATGGCGTTGGGTCAAGCCAACACCCGAGTAGATGATATGCGTAACGAAACCTTTGAAGCGGTTTCCAGCGTATGCAAGAGTCTTTTGTATTACTGGTGGAACGACCCAGTGCAAGATTTTGAAGACGTAGTTCATGTGTCAGATTCTATTCAAATGCCGTTTAATATAGCCGCAGAATCACGGGGAGAGATTTGGCATGAGTTGAATTTTGACGTTCGACCGTACTCTATGCAGCACTCTACGCCTGAACAAAGGGCACAATTCGTATTGGAGTTAGTGAATAACCCCAATATGATGCAGATGTTACAGGAAAGCGGGAAGATGTTTGATATGGATAAAATCATATCACTTCTGTCAGAATACAATAACATTCCTGAGTTGATGGACGTAATCGTAAACCAAGACGGTCAACCTATGATGAGTCAAGGCTCGGTTGGACAAAAACCAGGGTCAAATATGCCGACAAACACCACAAGAACGTATGAGAGAGTAAGCAGGCCGGGAGCAACGGATCGTGGTCAAAATCAAATGATGCAGCAAATGCTAGCAGCCCAAGGTAACCAACAACCCCAGATGAATAGTGGCTCGCCTCAACCTTGAAAAACTACACAACATTACTGAGAAATACGGCGAAAAACTTTTATATGCACTACTGTCTGAAGAAGATGTAACGATTAATGCAGAGCCTTACAACGAAGGCTTAATGGAATTGTTTTTAGAGTTTCCTGAAAGCATGGATAAGCTACCAAGGTTATTTTTAAGCGACAAACTAACAACATTAGGATGGGATATCGGTGAGCGAGATTAACAAACACTATTTGTATAAAGACTCCGATGGTGTATTACGGTGGCATGACCACCCACAAACACAAGTAGTTGGGTCTGCTCCGGCAGAGTATTGGTCTCATAACCTTGGGGTAAACCCAAACCAAATACCAGAGCTTCGTTCACATCTAGAGAAACACGGTCTTGGCAGCACAGAAATACGTGGCGATGGTGCAGTTAAAGTCCGAAGCAATGGACACCGCAACAAGCTGCTAGCGTCGTCAGGTATGCACGACAAAGACGCTTGCTACAGACAAAGGGCCAAATAATGCCAGCTAATTCACCATATCCAGGCGAATCACAAGAACAGTTTGCTATGCGTCAAGGAGGCAACGACGAAGCAGGAATACGTCAAGCTATTGCACAGCGATTTCCTGATGCGTTGCCAGATAAACTAGACGAGGTGTTTCAAGCGTATCAAGCGTTTGCTGAAGGACAAGGCGGCCAACCAGACCTAGAACAGTTTTTTCAACAATACGAAGCTGCACCACAAGACGAAACTACTTCCCACCTACCTCAAGAGCTTCAGGAGCGAATTGCATTGGGTAGAGGACAACAAGGACCGCCTATGGGCGGGCAGTATTCTTAGGAGAAAAAGATGCCAGAGCTACCAGAGAACGTAGAGAACGCGATTCTCGACGCAGAACTTACACCGGATGAAAAACTTGTTGCGGAGGAACAAGCGCAAGAAAAGCTAGAGCCGGTTGTAGACATAAAGCCAGAGACCGCAGAGGAGCCACGGGACTTACCCCAAGAACCGCAGGTTGATCCGCAAAGCAACGGTAAACTACCAGAACATTTAGTAACCCGAGCCAAAGAGTTTAACTTTTCGGACAAAGAGCTTGAAGCGTTTGATTCTCCAGAACACTTGGAGTATTGGCTAAACAAGTTTGACAACGAAATGATTAATCGTTTTCAAGGTTACGAACAACAGTTTCAACAGCAGCCTCAAGAGCAAATGCCGCAGCAAGAGATGCCGCAGCAGCAAATGCCTGAAGAAGCACCTCCTGTTGATATGCCTGATCTAGAGTACGACGAGTACATGGACGAAAGCATTAAGGGCAACTTTGAAGCGTTGCAGGCTCAGGTTAAGAAACAGCAAGAACTGATTGATTACATGGCCTACCAAGGCTTTCAGTCAGAGCAACAAAATTCTATCTCTCAGTTTGAAGACCAAATTGCCAACCTGGGAGAAGATTTCCACCCCTTATTAGGTAAGTCAGTTGACGACCGAACCGCCCCTGATTCGCAATACGGCCAAAATGCGGAACGATTATGGGATGTGTACGGTCAACTCAGTCAATTGAGTCCTGATATGTCAGGTGATGATTTGTTTCGTCGCGCCGTTGGCGTGGCATTTCCAGAGTATCAAACTGAATTAGCCATGAAGAAATCAAAGGCTGGTACTGCGGATCGTCTCCGTAGTGCGAGTGGACAATTCGTAGCCCGTCCTTCCAGACGGTCAGCACAATCAGTCGTTCCCGGTGGAGAAGACCAGGAATGGTATGAAGGTTTTGACCAAATGGCACAGGACAAAGGTTGGAATGTCGCTCCTAGAATGTCTATTGATGACCTTTTTGGCGAATAACGGAGTAAGTTATGGCAGTTAATATCTTGTCCGATGCTGATATTGCAGACCTTATTAAAGGTACGCAACATCATCTCGGGAAAAACAAGTTTACTTCGCTGATGACTGACCTCCAGCACCACGAAGCTGCGTCTCGAATCATGACGAAAGACAAGATTGAGATTCAGGGTGGTGACCAGATTCAGCGTAATATCGCTGTTAAAAACAGTGATAATGCTCGTCAGGTTGGCATGTTCCAGACTGATGACGTTTCGATTCCAGACCTCTTGCAGCAGATTAAAGTGCCGTGGAAGCACACTGTTACCGAGTGGGCGTGGGAACGACGCGAAGCGTTGATTCAGGTAGGTCAAAACACAGTGTTGTCTACTTTGAAATTACGGCGAGCCGGTGCCTTAGTGTCACAGGCCGATCACATGGAAGCTCAGTTCTGGTCCAAGCCAGCGTCGAGTTCTAACGAACTGGATGTTTTTGGCGTTCCCTACTGGGTGGTGTCTGACACTACCACAGCAGCGGGTGCGTTCAATGGTGGAAACCCGAGCGGATTTTCGAGCGGTGCGGGTGGTTTAGACAGCGACACTTATACTCGCTGGAAGAACTACACGTTTAACTACTCCGCAATCACTGACCAGGACGCCCTGGCTAAGATGCGTCGTACTTACCGTAAGATTAACTTCAAAAGTCCAATTGACATTAACGATTACCGTCAAGGTAGTGGTAGTGCGAATCGGATTTACATGGATGAATCCACGCTTGATGATTACGAATCTTTGGTTCGTAAGCAGAATGACAACCTTGGTAATGATGCTGCGAAGTATCAAGACGAGACTGTCTTCAAGCGTACCCCTGTCGTATGGGCTCCGTACTTGGACGATAACTCGTCTGAAACGAATCCCATTTACTTCCTCAACTTCAACAATTTCCACCCGATTTTCTTGAAGGGCGATGTCCTTCGTGAAACCGAGCCAGAAAAAGCTCCTGGTCAGCATAATGTCTTCGTTGTATACGTTGACACGACCTGGAACCTTCTCTGTACGGATCGTCGGGCTCAGGCAATTGGTACTAAGGTATAAGGAGCTTAATCATGGCATTTACACCACTTGTACAGTACAAGGGTAAGAATGATGACCGTGGTCCCAGCCCTATTATCTGGGCTGACTTGCCACGGGATATTCAAGACCCCAACGTGGGGTTTGAGTTGCTTGACGATTTTACCAACTTTTCTCAGCACATCAGCGATCAAGATACGCAGCAGTACGCTTCGTATATTGACACCGGAGTAACTCTTAAGCAGTTGCCAGGTGTTGTTGGTGGGCAGGTTCAAGTTGCTGGAAACGACGCTGACAATGACGAGGGCGTTCTTAGCACCCACGGACCTTTGGTTCAGGTGTCTGATACCGCTGGTGACGACCGCAAACTGTGGTTTGAAGCACGTATCAAGAAAGCCAGCGTTGCTAACAATGGCGTTTCTTTCTTCGTTGGTCTTGCGTTTGACCACGGCAGCAGCGTGCCTCTTTCGGCAGCGGAAGCCTTGGTTGATAACACGGGTGCCCTTGGTGCGTTTTCGTACATTGGGTTCCATGTTGACGCAGCCGATGGCGATGCCCTTAACTTTGTTTACAAAGCAGAGGGTCAGTCACAGGTTGACCATATTGCTGGCGTTCAAGCGTTAGCAGCAGATACCTTTTACAAGGTAGGGTTCAAGTACGATCCTAAAGCCGATACGTCTAAGCGTATTTCGGTTTACGTGGATGGTACTGAGCAGACAACGTATGTCACTGGGACTAACATCGCAGCGGCTACGTTCCCTGACGCAGAGCCTTTGGGTCTGTGTCTTGCTACTAAAGTAGGAGCAGCAGCCGAAGTCAAAGTGACTATGGACTGGTGGAAAGTTGCTCAACTTTACCAAGAAGGTTAGTAACTAAGTGCGGGACTGGGGGAAACCCCAGCCCGCCATTTTTTAAGGAGAAATTATGGAAGTGCAGATGCGACAATTTGAACAGCTACAACAAATGCTACAAACTCCTAACGTACCCGTGGAGTTACTAAAGCACGTAGAGTACGGAAACAAATTAACAAAGTTTGTGACCGGCGGTGGGTACATGAATCACAAAAGCATGGCAGACCTTTGCTTAATGTGGAAGGTTGCTGGCAAAACCTCAGATACGGTTTCTTCTTTAATGGAGTACAATAACTACACTCCTAAAAAGGCAGAGCCAGTTGTGGAGCCGAAGAAGACTATAGCCCGCAAAAAGAAAATGGCATTAAATGGCTGAATCAAGTCTTTCGATTAAATACGCAGACCTTCAGCGAGAAATCGGCATGGAGGTTGGCTACGACCGTGATTCCGATAACTGGACTACTCAACAAACCGCTGACGTAGACCACATTATTCGGCAAGCACTT